TTGCCTCAGGGGCCTGTCGTTGCAACATTGGTACGGCAGTCTGGAAACTTGTACAGAGAATTAGGTGAGTTTGAGAATGTTGCCGCCGCATTCGCCGAGATCGAAAAATCCTTCCGGCGCGCCAAGATAGAAAGCGTCTATGTCCCAGATAACTCAGAAACCCAGTTTCGCGTGATTCGTTTGCACCATTCCTACGGGAGTAAGGCCAACGGAAAGAAACTGGGCGGAGCTGTGTTGCTGGCAGTGTAGTTGTCCAAAAAAAGGAGTAAGGTTCTCATGGGTTTGGAATTAACTTTTGTTCGATATTTGATTGGAGATCCTCTTACCGTCGCTCTCATAGTAACATCTGCAGCGGTTCCAGTTTTGTTGCATCTTTATGCACCTAAGAAAGACGGGTCGACGCGGAAGCAAAATGCAATTCTCTTCGCGCAGGTTGTGTTACCGATTCTAACAGTACTTAGTGCTGTCCAAGGTGTTGAAGCTATCAGAGGGGATCTGCGCGAAGCAGATCTTCGTAACGAGAACACCATTTTGGAATTGAAATTGGCTCGACGTGAAATCAGCTCCCTTTATGAGGATCTGGAGCGCGCCGTTTCCGAAAGAGCGAAAATTACAAGTGGTGTGGCGATGAACAGCTCTACCGGTCTCAGGATTGAAGAAGTGTTAGATCAGTTGGGCAAAGTTTTGATTTCAATAGAAAACGTTACTGCAAAGTCACTTGAAGCCGCCAAGGCTGTTCAGCAACTAAATATCAATCAATGCGAGTTTGCTAAAATCGTAAATCACTCATCTACTGGTAACCTCGGGGCCCAAGGCGGAAACTCCTCTATGGTAGACTGCGGAAGTATCAGTGCCATATTTGGTGAAGAATCCAACTAAGGAGCGAGGCGATGCATTACGTCACAGTTGCAGCGCCCAAAGGTCACGGCTGGGACGGTGCTCGCCCGAACATCTGTGAGCGCCGGGACGGGGTGATATGCACCGCCATCGGCACTTTCATTCTTCGTAACGGGGTATGGCGCCATTGCTGCGATGACCGTGTCACGATCAATCCAGAATAGGAGCAGGGTTTTATGACTGAGTTGGAAGCAAATGATTGGCGTGTGTCAGTTAAAGTCCTTAAAGATGAGTTGAATAGGCAGGCTCGCGACCTTTCTGCGTTGCGTGAATACGTAACGGTACTTGAATTGATACTGGTGCGGGACCGTGTGTTTGATCGGGCCGAGCTGGACCAATTCTTCGAAGGTTTTGCCAAGGCCTCGGATGAAGAAGGCGATCTGGATGCAGCTGACCGGTGGCGTAAGATGAAGGGTGGAGCGCGAAGTTCGGCGGAAGTACTATCGTTCCCCTCCAATCTACCCCCATCCAGTTAAGGAGGCATCAGCCTCACTTCACGGCGCGCGCCCAATCTTGCGCATAATAGGGGTTGCACTTGCCATCCAGATTGCGCGGGCTGGGACGATCTTCGGGGCAGTCCTGTGAAATGATGTGGAGCGCCCACGGCAGCAAGGTCTCTCCGCCCACTATCTCAACAAACCGATCGAGGCTATATCGGCCACGTCGCTTGCAGTGTTTGCAAGCGATTTCGACTGTGGGCAGAGGGTAGTCCTTAACACGCATGAAGAACAAATAACGAACACTGCGCCGCTTTACAAGGTAGAGGCAGGCGGTCTACCACTCAACACCTCCACCTTACCGCCACAGTTCAGCAGCTCGCGTCGGTCGCGTGACCAGAGGATCTCCACCTCTTGGTCTGAAAGCCAACGCTCTGGAATAGCCACGGGACGCGCGCAGGGATCTGCGCTTTCAACGAAGGCTGTTGAGCCGAAGCACCCGCTTAGGACCGAGGCACTGAGGCACGCTAACAGGGTCCGCATAGGCTTTCTCCTCTAGTTGTCGGGATAGGGTGTAGCGCGCGCGCTCCACTGCGATCCGGGCTGCGTCAAGTTTGCGGCCCGCCTCGATCTGTCGCAGTTTTTCTTGTCGATGGGCGGCGCGGCAGTCAGCTGCTCCCCGGTGATACCCAATCACCAAACTGCCAGTGACCAAGGCGAGAGCGACTGCAGCAGAGATCGCGAACCGGTTCATTTGACAAACCGCATGTTGCGATAGGCGACCCACACGGTAATCGCTGCCATGGCCCAGATCCCGAATTCAAAACCGGCGTTCCAGAGCAAAAACGCTCCCCCACCTGAGACCACGACCTTCAGGACAATCCAGCCTCGGCCAAACCGATCCATGATCCAGCGCACCACGGGGTTTGCCTCACGGGTTCCGCCGGATTTCAGGGCCTTGGTGGTGGTGACGATGTCCGCGAGCTGGGCGAGCGCAAACGCGATCAATGCATAGATCATGCCGCGCCCTCCATGCAGAGCGTGTATTCCGCTGACCGGCGGCGCACGAGGCCACGCAGCATTCGGCCCCCGGCTTTGTTCCACCACGTCAACGCCTGGCATCCGCCCGCAATGTTACCCGCATTCAAACGCCGGGTGGCGGTGGACCGGCCAGCCCCACGGATTCCGACATTGTAGGCGAGCGACACATAGGCGGCGTCCCGCTCCGGCGTCAGACGGGTCGCAATGGTGACAGGCGTGAAGTACCGATGCAGGCCCGCGCGGTAGTCATCAGACAAGCGACGATCAAGCATCTCGCGGCATTGCCGGTCGGTGAAGCGATCACCGAGCTTGATGCCTTGGGTCTCCCCGAAACACACAGTCGGCACGCCCACGATATCGAGATACGCGCAATGCATTTGCGGCGCATCCTTGCAGCGGTGCGCTCCTTCCCATTTGATGACATGGGGAACAAGCACCTGCATCGTCTGGCGCGCTGTGGTTTGCGCCATGGCCTGCGCTGCGACGATGATAGTCCCGAGGAGCACGGCACCGAGAATGATGCGACGACGCAATGCGCCTTCACGCGGTTGCAGAACCAGCCTGCCGACGATGCCCAGCAGAATGGTCCAAAGCTGCAGGAACGACCAGACGCGGGGATTGGTATCAATCCCGGTGGCCAGATAGATCAGATCCGGGGCCAATGTGATCGCGGCGAGCGCATAAAAGGCCAGCGCCGTGTAAGAACTCGAGGCGAGCCAGCGCCATTTTTCATCAAGCAATTTTTTATCAGGCATAGTCATTCCTCCAACAGGAAAAGGCCCGCAGGCGGGCTTTGGGTGTGTTCAAATTTCGAGGGGATCAGCGGATCGGCAGGCGCTCCATGCGCTCAAGCCGGTTGTCGATTTTGTTCAGGGTGGAAAGGATCAGCGACAGGCGCTCATCCTGGCGAGCAAGCGCGGTCTCATTGGCCCGCACCCGCGATGTCAGCGCCGCTTGGCGCGCCTCCGAGGCGGTGAGATCCACCCGCAACCCGTTGATGGTCTGCGAGAGGGCAGCGGTTTCCCCGCGCAGGGTGGCCACCTGAATGCCGACCCAAAGCCCTGCGCCAACCAGACCGCAGGCCACGGTCCAGGCGAGGGATTTGTTCAAGGTGATCCCACGGTCGCTGTTTTCAATCATTGCCATGTGCTGCTCTCAAACTGGCGTTAAAGGGAAGAGGTGCGGTGCCGAACCTAGAACGATCACGCGGGCCAATAGCTATCCTCCGCGAAGTCTGCGGGGATCCCGTTCGGATCATCCTTCAGTACCCACGACGCGCGCGAGACAGCAGAGATCAACGCGGCCCCCTTCATCCAGAGTTCATGCATCTGGGCGGGTGTGAGCGCGTGAACCACATTTGCGCCATCGCGGTATTGCATCAGGTCGGTATTGCCAGCCTCGATCATCCCCTGAGCGATTGTGCCAAGCGCCAACAGGTTCTGCCGGTCCGATGCGTCCCCTTCGACCACAATGGTTGCATTGTACCCCGTCACGGTGAAGGGCTGCATATGCAGCCGCCGGTCGCGCTCTGCATTCACATCTGCGCCTGTTGGGGTTTTCGGCCTGATCGAGATAATGCTCATGTGACGGGTTCCTCTTCTGGGGCGGCGGGCTCTTCCTCAACCGCTTCGTCTTCAGGCGGCTCGGGCATCACAAAGGGCTTCTTTGACCCGACGCCATAATCGGCACCCACGCCATCGGTCAGATCCGCCTCATCGACGGCCCAGAGATCACGACCTGAGCGATCGGTCGGCACATCAGCAGCATCCAGGATCTTGAAGGGCCTGCCGTGTGGGACATCCTTGGCTGCGATCTCCTCAACCGTGAGACCAGACCCGAGCCATGGGATGAGAACGCAAATCCCGCCCTCATCATTCTGGTAGACGATACGTTTGTCAGTCATGGAGTGATCCTCACGCAATAAAGGCGACATAGATGTTTTGGAGATCTGCACCGGCCACGGTCGTTGTTGGGCCGGTGCGGATGCGGCAAGATCCGGTCAGCTTTCCGGTCAGGGCGGAGTGATAGCCCCCCATGAGAGCCGCCATACCGATGGTGTTGTCATCAGCCCGCACTGCCCCTGAGTGCATAATGTAGTTGGTATCGCTGAATGCCGTGGTGAAGTTCACGGTGTAGTCACCGGTGCCATTGTCGGTGATCGACGTGACATTGTGAGCATCTCGGATGGTCGGGGTGCCGGTGCCATCGAAGTTGACCCAAGCTCTCACCGCCTGATTTGCTGCGATGCTATTCGCAGTGCGCAGTGGTGTCATGACTTGGTCGTTATTGGTTCCGGCTTTGGCTTCGGAATTGGTAGCGACCCAAGCACCTGTGACGCGCGTGGCGCTGATGGCTCCGTCCGCATGAAGACGGATTACGGTTGGCCCAGTGACCGATCCATACGACCCACCTGACGCAAACCCGAGATCACCATCCCAATTTACAATAGCCCAATTACTTGTGGTGCTCTCAAAAAACAAACGCCCGGAGTTTTCCTGTCCGTTTGCATCCGTTCCAATACTGATGCCGTACACACCGCTCAACTGGCCCACCTTCAGACCTTCAGCGTGCCGCCATTCTCTAAAGTCAGCGAAGGCGGCTTTGACGCGAGACGTCCCCAAATCGTCCATATCTCCGGTCGTCGCATCGCTGCGAAAGATATGAGAATTGGTGCTGTCATCGTGATGATAGCTGTCCTCATTGGCACCTGTGGCAAAAATGAGTGGCGTCGCGCCGACAGCCCAAGCGACCATGTCGGTGCGCTTTGCCAAAAAATCACCGGAAACCTTGCCATTCAGCATGCTGGCATCGGGCACCCTCGCTCCAGCAGCACGAATGTCGAACAGTTTGCGATCATTGACACCGTCGAAATAGTTCAGAACCGGAACTGGCGATGATGTGTCCACCCATATCAGTGCGGCGGCGGCGTAAGAGGGGCGCGCTGCGCCCCCGTGGGTGCTGTTCAACGCATCGCGGAAATTGCCCAAAATCTCTGCGAGCTGTGTGCCACTGGTGTTTGCGGGGTCAATCACCCCGAAGTCATATTGCGACATCGATATCTCCTGTTTAAGGCGGCGCTACAGCACCCGCCCGTACCCTTTCGCGACCCAATCAAAGGTGCAGGCGATATCCGCACCGGTTGCGTCGACAAATTTCTGATGAAACCCCTCGCGGGTCACATTGCTGCGCAGACTGATTGCACCTGTCGGCAGTCCCTGACCGTCTGCAGCGATCGCGGGACGCACCCGAAACGGCGGATCGAAGTCCACATAAAGGCCACCTGCAGGACAGGGCACATCGGCACCGCCCTCGATCCGATCCGGCATGTCGATCGTCACTGAGACCTGATCCACCCGCACGGCCACCATCGAGGACTCACTCTCGATCAGCAGGCGGAAACGATACGCTCTGGCCCGGTGATCACCCATGCGCAGGGTTTCCCAATCAGACCACTCCGCACCGCCAGCCATCGGATCATCAGATGTTGAGGACATCTGCAGATCGATTGCCCAGGCATCGGTGGTGGTACCGGTCAGGTCCTCAACGTCTGAGAGCTTCCCCCATGAGCCGATCACGTCATCGAGGCGGAAACCGAAACCCCGCACATCTGCGCTCAAACGAGAGGTATAGACCTCCCCCAAATCGGTGATGTCGGCAAAGACATAGACACCCGAAGGCGTGACACCACCATAGCCCCCCATGCTGCTCACCCCTGCAAGCGAAACCCAGTCCGCGATCGGGGTTGTCGCCAACAGCATCAGGGAGCCGGACTGAACACCAAGCCCTGCAGTTTTCGCCCCGGAGAAAGCCGGGTGTTCTTGCACCAGCTCGACCACGTTGAGAGCCGATAACCCGGCCCCCTCAACGATCACCTCTGTTGCAGCTTCACTCTCTCGACCGAACAACGACACGGCTCTGATCAGATACCGGCCATTCACGGCAGGGATCGCGATCTGGTTGCCCGAGATTTCATCGTCTACAAGTGAGGCTTGCCGCCACCCGCCCGACGCACCAAGCGCCAAGTATCGAAGGTGGTAGTGCGAAACAATCGCCTCTCCCAGCTTCCACGACAGGAACATCTGATCCCCAGCCACGCGCGAGGAAAACCCCGTGACTGGACCGGGCGTCTCATTGCCCACCGACCGGTCGACATACTCCACACCCGGCTCAGATCGGCCATGGCTGTTCACGCCATACACCTCAAAGCGATATCTACCCGGTGCAGGCAGCATGTAGGTTCCCGCCGTTGCTTCAGTCTGGTCGACCTGATCCCGCGTCCCGTCCGGTGCGATCCGATAGACAATGAACCGCTCCGCACTGAGAGCTGCACCCGGCAACCATTCCAATTCAGCCACGACCGTCGCGCTACGTCCCCCGGATTGATCTTCACTGACGATGTTGCGCGCCACCGCAGAGATGATGCGCGGCGAACCGGGTTTCAGGGAGGTGTTGGGCTTCACATTTGTGATCGTCGGCACATAGGGCGGGATCGTCCCAGAATCGGCCTGAAGCACATCCGGCGCTGCAGGCACACCAGTGAGGGTGGCCCGAAAGTCGCCATCGTGCAGAATTGAGGTGATGAGCAGCTCGACGCTCTCTTGCGTCATAAGCTCAATTGAAACGAGGTCTCCAACCTTCAAATCGAGCGCTGACACATCCTCATCGGCTGTCCAGATCCCATCATATGATGCCGGTGGTGAGGCCCTGAAGGTCACCTCATCGCCCAGATCCGTGCGCCAATTGACGCGATAGTCACCACTCTCAGGGGTCATCAGCTCATCGAGGGCAAAATCGACCAGACTACCCGATGGGTCGGTGCTCAGGGATTTCACACGACCAGCACCGACACCAATCATTGGCACGTCATGAATGAACCGCACCTTGTCGCCCATGTTCACCCGAAGGTGATCGAGGTCGCTTTTCCAACTGAACTTTTCGTAACGCAGGATTGCTTGCGCCAGATGATACCGCCCCAAGCGCCATGCGTTGCCACCATTTCCAACATCCTTGGTCAGCACCACGGCCCGCAGATCCAGCGTCTCAAACTCGGTAGCGGTGCTGGCGTCATACCCATCCGCATAGACCGTGATCTCATCCTGCTGCCAATCAAGTCTTTCCAAAAGACAACGAACCCTGAAACCATGGATCTCCTTCGGGAAAGTGATCGACCCTCGAAATTCATAGCTGTTGCGCGGGCTGAACTGCTGCACCACCGGGCCAGCGCCACCATCGCGGATGATCGAATATTTGAGATCCCGCAATGTACGCCGCGCCCGACCGGCGCTGCAGATCATACTCAACACCTCGGCAACCGTGGTTGATTGATCGATCACTGCATCGCAGGTCCAATGCGGCTCTTCCTCCGCCCAATCGAGGACATCCTGCAACTGAATTCGGTTGTCGGTGATCGGTTTCGCGAGCATAGGCCCCATGAGCGCGCGAGCGTAGATCCACGCAGGATGGCGCACCGGTTGAGGCTCTGACCAGCTTGTCCCATCCCAAACCGGCGCGAGTTGCTGCACGATACCACTGAGTTCATCAAGCTGACCGCTGAGCTGCTCACTCGCGCGGATCCGCACGGCAATCTCGGCAACGCCAGAATGGCTGGGCAGGTTGCCGGTGCGGATCGACCTGATGCCGCTCAAATAGGAGTCGTCGCGCACGCTGACGTCTCCGCTGTCACCCGACAGGCGTTTGACCTCGATTTCATATTCTCCGGGTGCCGGGAACTCGATCAGCTTCGTGAAGCGCAGGTTGGCGGTGGACGCGCCGGTGTGGGTTTCAACGCCCGCACTGGTAAACGCGGCATCGCCGACCTTGCGATACTTGAACTCGATCTGGCAGCTCCGCGCCTGCTTCCTGTTCTTTCGATCGAACTCGACCAACCCTTGATACAGGATATCAACCTCTGCAGCGGTCGTGCGCTCGCGCGTGGTCCGGAGGGTTGCTGCACCTGCATTGAGGCGAACGGAATACGGATCTTCGGCCACGTCATCGGGATAAAGCGTCATGACCTCAGCGCCGTGCCGCCACCCCTCAATGTTGAGATTGGCAAGCTCGGGCATGTTCGCGAGCGTCAGATCTTCGTCCACATTGAGGAACTCAAGCGTCACGCCATCGAATTCAGTAATAGGCGTGGTGCCAATCTTCAGCGTTTCCAGCGCCACCGGCCCATATCCGAAGGTGTAGCGCCCGCGATAGTAGATCTCATCCCCCTGCCCTTCGGTGAAGCCGCTGGCAGTCTTTGGCGGAAATATTTTGTGACGTCCCAAAACGGTTGGATAGACGCCGTATTTCACCTCTGCATTGCTGGAGCCGGTGATCGAATAGTTGGGGTTGTCCTGCTGGATGCCACCGGGTTGACTTGGTGGCGGGATAAGCGCGTTGACCAAAAGCGAGCCGACAATCGTGACACCCGCATAGACTGCCGCATAGGCAAAGGTGCCAGCGGTCAGGGCAAAGGTTGTCCCTGCCACATAAGTCGCAACTGATGGCAAGACTGCAGAGAGCAAGAGACCCGTGATCGGCCCCTGTACTTTCGGCCCGATGAGGACATGGCTCCCCTCGCGAGGGCGCACGCGGTGCCATTGATCCATTGGAACAACGGAGCGGTGAATGCCTTTGCTGATCACCACCTGCACCGACATCAGCAGGCGCGCTTCAATCCCTGCCTGCTGGACGATGTCTGCAACCGTTGCACCCTCGGGCATCTTTCGACATTGCGGCCTGCCGCGCAGTGGATGCCGGTAAGCAGTGGTTTCAAACAATTTAGCGTCCATAGACGTAGATGCCCTCTAAGCGGCGCGACATTGCACCGGTCTGAAAATCTTCAATGACGCTCTCGCCTACGTCGCCGCAGGCGTGGAGCATTTGTCTTTTGTTCAGGGCGTACCCCACATGCAGCTCTAGGCCGCGCACCCGAAACAGCAGCGCTGCGCCCTCCTCGGCCACCTGCACTTTTCGCCAATCTGGACGCACCTGATCTGCGAGCCTCGCTCGTGCCGCTTCGGTCATTGAACACAATGGATCGAAGAGAACGCGACCGTGCCGTACCCTTTGCAGCGCGAGGAATAAGCCAAGACAGTCGAACGCCTCCGGACCCCGACCGAGTTCACGGTAAGGCAATCCGACCCAACGATCGGACCACATCAGAAAATGCCGGGGGTATTCGCTGGATTGAAAACGAGGTGGCCGAACTGCATGTCCAAGATGGGTTCAACCCCCATGGTTCCGCTGATCGTCATCGCGTCATATTCAGCGGCGCGCATTTCGACCTCTAAGGGCAAGAGTTCATCGATATCGGGCGTCTCAGCCAACACCCAAACAATCGTCGCCTTAACCACCCCACGCACCGATCGGAGCGCCTGCACCAATCGCCGGTCCACGTTGTCAGCAGTCCACTGGATAACCGGAACGCCTTCCTCTTCCTCATCCGGAAGGGAGACAGTGAACGCCAGTGGTTCAAACACTTTACCCAATCGAGTGATTGGTTCGGTGTTCGGCACAAGGCGGATCTCATCAACCCAATCATCCTGCGTCATCGTGATCAGCGGCAGGATCACCGCGCCCGTTTCCTGCGCATTCATGGCGCGGCGCATAGTATCGCTCAGCGTCGATCTCATGGCAGTAGCTCCAAATCTAAGTGAACCACCACGCTGCGTCCTGCCCTGTTGTATCGTGGAGGCGTCACGAACCGGAATGATCGCATTGCACGGGTCAGAGGGTGCTGGGCCTGAAAGGGCAAAGCACCATTCATCAGATCCACTTTGTGCCAGGTCTTGAACTGCGCGCACTGCGCCAACGACATTCTGGGCAGCGTCATGCGCACGCTTTCAGGAATGGCTGTAAACCGTTGTCGGACCTTGGCTGGGCCTGCATCCATCGAAGTACGCAACAGCGCGTCATCCTGCAGTTCGTCGTAGCTATCACCAACCGGGCAAAACCGGATATTCGCTGGCCAATCAACCGCGCTCATGTGCCCTGCGCCTTCGCTCTGATGCCATACGTGGTATTCATTGCCCGCTGCCCCTTGGGTCCGGTCATCGCTTTGATGGCAGCTTTCTCAAGAGTGATTTCCAGCGCCCGGCCATCTTCTGACTGGCGCACCTTATGCTCGCCCTCTGGTGCATTATGAATGATGACGGACAGGCTTGTTGAACCGCCCGATGCACTCGCCCCCTGCCCCGACAGATTGCTGCCGTTTGGAATGACAATCTCGCCACGCTCGAGGATCGCAGGCACTTCATTTGGTTTGAGGCCAGCAATGCCCCCAGTGTGATAGCGCGGCGCACCCGACCATGTGGAAGGGCTGAAGGACCGGCCATGGCTGTAACCATCAGACCCAGCGACGCCACCAGAATGCAGAATGCCGGGAATAATGGCTCCGCCAAACAAGCCGCCACTGCCAGACTTTCCGCCCCCGAACAGCCCGCCACCAGCGCCAATTTTGGTGAATATCCCCTCCTCACCAAAGAGCGCAGCCTCGAGCCGCGCGCGTGCGATCGATTTCGCCACCTCTCCCATCGTTTCGGAGAAGCTCTCCCCATCGAGGATGGAGTCCAGCAACCCCTGTCGCAGATCCTCATTGGCTTGGTTCCAGATTTCAGCCTCTGCGCTGGCACCGGCGTATTGCTCGGTCAGCTTTCCGATCGCTTCAGCCTGCTGAGCGATTTCCTCGCGCAAGGTTTGACCAGATCCCACTTGGCGCTCATCAAGATCCATCCCCCGGCGGCGCGCTTCGTTCAGCAGCTCCTGACGGGCCTTCAACTCCGCGACTTCAGAGCGTGTTTTGCCGATCAGCTCGATCTGCAGCTTCAGCGCTTCGACGTCACGCTTGCTTTTCTCGAACAATCCACCTTCGCGACGTGATCCACCACCGCCCCGGCGGCGCGAACCACGGGTTTCCTGCAACAGCCGAGCGGCCTCTTCAGCCTGCTCAACGTACTGTCTGCGCTGCATATCGAGATAGGCATCTTCACCAGCAGACAGCCCGTCTCGCATCGGCTGCGTTCTTTGGTCGAATTCGCGACCAGCCAGCGCCCCCGCAAGGGCAACAGGATCGTTGCGATGCTGATTGCGCAGGCGCGCAACCTCGAGATCCGCCGCGCCCTCCGCTTTGAGGTCTTGTAGTGCAGCGTGCGCAGAGCGGATTTCATCGACCAGTTCACGCGCGCCCGCAGACATGTCGACGTTGCCCACATCGATCGCCGCCTGCTCAAGATCTCCCATCAGTCCTTGCGCTTGGCGAAGGAGATCCTCTGCACGGCGAAGCTCGGCAGAATATCCCTGATCCACCTCAACCCCGAGCCGCTCCATGAGAGTGAGCAATTCTGAGATCCCGTCAGCCGCACTGGCGTAATTGCTGCTCGACATGGCCTGACTGATTTCGCCGATCAGCTCACGAACTCTGATGACCTCGGCGTCTGATCCCACCATTTGATCCGCGAGAGAACCTGCATTCGCGAGATCCCCTTCAAGGATTGCCAGCTCTTCCCGCATCTCTTGCAACAGGCTTTTGCGGCCCGGACTGTCGAACACTGCGTGTTCCAGTTCCTGTTCCAGAAGCGCAATCTCTCGGCGCAGGGAGTCGATATCCTCCTGAGAGCTTTCGATGATCGATGCTCCGATGTCGCCAACTGAGCTGGTGACGATTTCCTGAAGGGTAAGCCCATCACCGAGCTTGTTCAGCGCGGTGTTGGTTTTGCTGACAACGTCCTGCACCTGAATATCCGCCAATCCACGCACTAGACCACGCACCTTGTCGGTGGCTTCCCCATAGATATCGATCAGCTTTTCGGCATCATCGCTGCCAACAAGATCAATCGCAGAGCGGGCAGAGCGGATGGCCTTTTCAGCTTCCTGCCATGCGTCTGCAAAGTTCTTGATCTTCTTGCCGGCCTCATCGGAGTTGTCGCCCATAGTGAGCAATGCGCCCGCAACAGGAAAGCCGATCGCGGCCACGGTACCCAGCAAGCCAGCGACAATGCCGACAGCGCCGCCCATTATCGCAAAACCACCCGCGACTTGAGGCAACTGCTGCCCCATGATGCGGAAGATATCGGTGCCCATCTCATATTGGACGAACATGTCCGAGAGCTGGTTGGTGGTGTTGTTGAGAATAAAGCGACCCTGCCCCGACACCGCCATAAAGGATTTTTGCGAGGTCGCGGCTGTCGCGGCTGCAGCGCCAGTTGACAGGTATTTTGCGCGCGCTTGATCCAGCAACTGATTGGCTCGATCCTGCGCAACCGCACCAGATTTAACCGCTACATCGAGTTGTTCCTGCACCATCTCATATTGGCGAGTGCCGCGCACAACCGGATCTAGCTTCTGAGCCAACCGATCGAGCGAGCGCGTTTGCGTGGCTGCAAACCGCTCAAACATCTTGTCAGCCTTCGGGTTTGCTTCAGCAAATTTCTTGCGAACTTGATCTGTCGTCAGGTCTGAGGTGCGCAAAATGTCCCTCATCGCCCGGTTGAACTCCGTCTGGTTGGCGATGATCGGAATTTCCATGCCGTCGGTGTCAGACATCACTCAAACCCTTCAATTCCCATTCGCGTCAGATCAGCCTCCTCAAGATCAGCAGTCTTGCTGCTGCTCTCGCGGATGCCATTGGCTTGCTTGAAGCCCTCCCACGCTTCGCGGAAGGGCCAGAGTTCCTGCTTGTCCACCTCAGAGGGGGAAAGCCCCATCACGCCGCCCCATCTGTAGAGGACACCAAAGTTCCACCTGCTGGGCTTTCCCCCTGTGGCTTTCCCGGCTCATCCTCCGAACCCGCATCCGGGTTTCCAACGAGCCGGGCAGTCAATGCCGCGCAAGCTGTCATTGCCATGCTGTATAGGTTGGCCTCTTCAAAGGTGCGGTCGACGATCTTGCGCGCCTCACCGTCAGCCATGCCCGCCCCCACAAGCCCGAGCCTCAACGTGCATAGAATGTCGTCAACACGCCAAAACCCAGAATTCAGGCGGGCCAGAACTTCGGCTGGTCCGCTGTCGGTTTCATCCTGCAGGGCGCGCAGCTCACCAATTCGGAAGTGGAATTCATGAGAGCCGCCCTGCCATGTCAAACGAGTGCTCATGCTTTCGGTGTGCGCTCTGGGGTGCCGTTGAACTCGATCGAGAGGTCAGCGGTCACGCGCTTGCCCTTGGTGCGCGCGCCATTGAGAGCCGTGAGAAAAGCGGGGCCCCGTTCGTATTCGGTTTCACCGGCCAGCGCCTTCAGGTTGCCGACACGGATGTTTTTCGTGGCACCGGAATAGAACCAATCCGTGAGTTGCCCATGAGATTGCTGCGCCCATGTGCCATTCGCCGCGACTGTAACCATCACCGACCGGACCTCTTTCTCGACGCTGAAGGGCTTGCTCTCGTCGTCGCAGTCCGGCACCTCATCGCTATCCAGCTGAGCCGCGCGATTGATTGTGACATCCTTCATGCCACAGATGCGGGCGTAGGTGCCGGGGGTGTCAGTTTCCACCTCCAGTACCATCTCCTCATATTTTTCGGTTACTGCGTCAGCCATTGTCGGCCCCCTTACTAGACGCCCGCTTGCGGGCAGGTTTCACACGTTCTGCCGCACCGGCCTCAACAGCCGCAGCGACAAGCTCTTCAGGAAAAGTCTGCGGATCCGGGCTTGCGCTAACGGACCAGCCAGCATTCTGAGTGCGGGAGCTGTAGTTGAACTCCCTTTGAAAAATTGCAGTTGCCATCTCACACCTTCTTCAGTTCTTTGCGGATTTCCTTGCGCATCTGGGAAACGATGGATTTCCGTTTGGCGCGATAAGCAGGCCAAAAATACGGATGTGCCTTGGCGCCGGGGTGCGGGACACCACCACCTTTCGCCAAAGCTGACTTTCCGGCCTTAGTCCCGCCCCCTTTGGCGACACTGTGAGGCTCCGTCCCAAACTCGACCCAGCGCGCGATGGCAGGAATATCGAGGCCAACCCCGGCATAGATCGTTATTTTCTTCTCCCCGGAGGAGATGGAGTCCGATGCGGTTGCACCATCGGGCGCAGCCCCCCAAGTCCAACCGATGCTGGCACGAAGATCCCCCTCCTCCACCGGCACAAGCGACTTCATAAGGCGCACCAGTTCATCAGCCGCCCGTTCCATTGCGCGCGTCGTCGCGCGATCGACAGCATCAGTTGCGCGCTTCAGTTTAGCCTCGAGACTGCGAGCCATCAGGAACGATGGACCTCAAGCGCGGCGGTAACTTGCAATATGCCGCGCGCTGTTGTGTTGTCTGGACCGAGGAAACAGCGCGTCAAAACGACATTCACATCTGAGGCTGCATATGGATCAGCAAGCGTCAGGTCGGCTTCGTGGAGTGTCGCATAGGCCAAATCCACCATCTGCTTTGCCCGCGCTAGACTGCCGCCATCCTCATCCCAACAATCGACCTGAATGGTCTCCTCTCGGCCAATGATGTAATCCGAGTTGTCCGGAATGAATGAGGACGGGCCGAGCGAGATGTATGGATAGGCATAATCCAACAGAGCATTTTGGCTGATCTCACCGCCAGTAAGTGCGTTCAGTTCGGGGTTCGCCTGCAAAGCACTAATCACAGCCAGTTGAAAAGCGTTCGACATGCTCATGCCGCCACCCCACTCTCCACCACCAGATAGACCCATTTCTGATCCGAGATCGCGTCAACTTCACGGATGTTGTACTCAGTGCCGCGACGCCGATCCCGCATCCGCCATTTTGGCTCAATCTTGCGCGCGCCTGCGCTTTGATGGATTCGGATCTTGTAAATCGCCTGCCCCTTGAGGCGAGCAGCAACCACAGCCTCTGACCCTCGGGCGTAGATGTACTCAACCGTGCAGGCATGCTCTTCCTGCCATGAGTGCGTAAAGCCACCAGACCCATCTGGCGTCCGGATCGATCGATCAAAGGCTGCAAGCTCCCGCATTTTGCCGATGCCGCGCTTGGCCATTAGAACCACTCCCGATGGCTGGCGAGCAAGCACTCTGCGCCCGGATGGATGTTGCGGGGGAAGGGCTTTAGGTCCTCATCACCGCGGTTGACGAAGGCATCTGCGACCATCAGACGGATCGCTTGCAGAATGTCCGAATGAACAGCGGTGCGATCATCCCCAAATCCCGCAACATAAGTGACACGGACGCATTCAGGTTCAAAGGCGGTCGTCGGCCAAGTGCCACCATGTGGCGGCATCAAATACCCCGGCTGCTCAGCGAGATAGACCCGGTAGTCAGTGTCGGGGATTTCCTGCCATGCGCCACCATCTGGGCGGTACTCGACCTTGGTGACGGATTGCACGGGGCCTACGGGCAGACACAGCCACCCACGCCCAAAACCATTAAAGGTGGCAAGTACGGTCTGCGTCAGGAAGAGCTTGCGGGTGTAGGTCTGCGCTTTGGCGCGCGCCGCTGCGATGTAGTCACTCACGATGGGATCGAGATCGGATTCCCCAGCCTCAAGGCCAAGATGCCCGCGCAGATCAACTGCTGCAAAGATCTCCGATGCGGGTGGTGTGATGACTTTGAATGCCATGCGGCGCGCTCCATCTTATCTAGGCATTTGCCCGATTGAGGCTCAGGTGTTCAGATTGACGATCTGGGCCACGCTGGCGAGGTTGAGATCCGATGCAGGGCCTTGGCGGGGATGCGTGCCCAGGACGATTGCACCAAGATCGCTGTTCGCCCCGCCAACCGTCACGGTGAGGCGGACGTGCGAATACATGTTCTTGATATCGAGATCTTCGCCCCAGACCTCGATCACGGCCTGTTTGTTGTCATCACCATTGTCCTTGGTCAGTTGCGTGATGACTGCACCAGTCAGATCTTTGGCGTCTGCACCAGCATCGCTTTTTGCCTGTTCGATCTTGGCATCAACGGTAGCTGAAGCGCCCAAAGCGCCCGCCATGACAACTGCAGAGATCGCTTGGAAATCGGACATCGAAATCCAACCAGTAGAATGCGCGCCGACAGCGGTTGCGTCCGGCTCGATCAAACCAATGATACCAATCGATGCGGATGGGGGAGTGGTCTTTTGTGACATTTCTCAGTCTCCTGAAAAGGAATTGGAGGGGTGGCAGGCAGCGATGCCGCCTGCCGGGGGCACGCCTTAGGCGCGCTCTTCGAGCGCCACAAAATGGGACTTGGTGGCGGTACCTTTGTTTGGCGCGACAGGTTTTGACAGGTGCGGCTGGCCACCGTAGCGGAACACCCAGCGGAACGCCTGCATGTTGTAGTCAAAGTACAGATGGATGGAGGTTGCGTACTTCATGCCGCTCGACCGGCGGGCACCGTAATACCCCTTCGGCGAGATAAGCTGCACATCGCCCTTAGCGCCGAGAGTTTCGGCAAACTCAGAAAAGCGAATGGGCAAGCCCAGAAGGAAACCACCGGGGGCATCAACCAACCCATTTGGCGGCATCCAGACCGGCTTGTCGCCGATGGTCATCACCATCAGCTCGGGCAGCACATCCTGATTGATCAGCCAGAACGGCTTGTCGCCGGGAATGCGCAACAGGCGTGCAAACATGTTGATGACGTTCTTTGCCACCAGCGTTTTCGCGCCCTGCCCTGCTTCCTTGGGAACGATCAGCTGGGATTTTCCCTTGGTCCAACCAAGCGGCATGCCTGAGCCAGTGCCTTCCACAATGGCTTGATTTTTGCGCCATGCGATGGCCTGTGCAGCCTTGCGGCCGAGCCGGTTATTGAGGCGCGGCGCATCTTCCAGCAGTTCTTCAGTGGCGAGAGCCAGTGTGTAAAGCTCATGAAGCGGCACGTTGCGTTCTTGTCCCGCCAGTTTGGAGGGATCCATCGGGGTTCCTTCCGCGCGCCAGTAAGATTGGATCCCCGACGTTCCCCATGGGGTGGTCTCATCCGCATTCAGCTTTACTTCGCGTTTGTCGGTAGGCTCCTCATCAATCAAGGGGCCAAACTCGTCAAAGCCAGTCACAAGCTCCCAGACCGCATCGCGATACTGAGGCGGCAACATGTAGCCTTCACCATCGGCAGACCCGCCCATATGGGAGCCGGTTGGTCCCGCCGCCACAAGCCGCGAGTCGATGGAACCGCCCAAACGACCGGCATTCACCGCACCATGCACCGCCACCGCGAACTCACCAATATCGGCGAACCCACCGGTCAGTTCGGGGTTCTCATCACGCACAGCGTTTTGGCCGGTTCCACCCCCACCGATCGTGACTGCCGCCATCTGACGACGACGCTCGGCAGCTTTTTCTTCACGAGCAATATCGGAATTTGCCTGCTCAATATCGTCCTCGATCGCGGCGTATTCCGTTTCCTCTGCATCGGTGAACTCGCGGCCCTCAGCGTCCGCTTTCTCCACCAGTTTCAGCCCGCGCGCCTTAAGGCTTGCGAGGTGTTTCTTCAGCTCAGCCAGCTTGTTCATCTGCTGCTCCTTTTCGCCGGGCATACGCAAGCCTCGGCAGCGCGCCCGGCGCGCACCGCTTCGGTAGACCGATGGTCAAAAGTGAAAGTTCAGATCATTGCGAGGCGCTTGCGCGCCATCGACGGGTTGCGGCTCACGCGACCCGCCGCCACTCGGCGCAGGGTTTCGTCAAAGGTTGCCACCCGATCAGCCATGCCAAGACGCACCGCCTCTGCTGCGGGATAGGAACGCCCGCCCCCAAAATGTGCCTCGGCACTTTCCGGATCCGCTCGCACCACCTCAACGGAAGTGCCTCGATGCTTTGCTACGGCCTTCGAGAACATGGCGTAGGTGTTTTCTACCTGCTTTTGCACCGCCGCTTTGGCAGTGGCGTCGAGCGGGTTGAATGGGTTGCCCTCAACCTTGCGGCTCCCTGCGGAGATCAACGTGCGATCAACGCCTGCCTTTTTCAGCGCCTCGGCCATGTTGTCATGCATGGTGTAGACACCGATCGAGCCAACCTTGCCAGAAGGCGTCACAACAAGTTCATCTGCTGCTGACGCAATCCAGTAGGCGGCGGATGCAGCCAACGTGTTTGCCACCGCCACAATTGGACGCCCTGCCCGACGAGCTTTGTAAATCATCGCCGCCGTTTCCGGTACTTGGTCCACCAGCCCGCCGGGGCTATCCACCTCCAACACGATTGCCTGTGCCTGAGTATCATCTGCTGCACGGCTGAAGGCTTTCTGGAACATTTCAAGGGAAGCACCTCCGGACATACGGGCCATCATTCCACCGCGCGGCATGATCGAGCCATGCAGCTTGAGGACATGGATTGTCCCTTTGCGCCCTTGAACCGGGTCGCCAGCATAAACAGGCTCATTCATCTCACCAGCCCATTCACTGGCCACACCTTGCGAGCGCAGAGCGAGGACACTTGCGATTTCAGCAGCCTTTTGCGGATCGATCAGCCAGACGCCAGTTGCAGCGGCCTGCAGAACACGCGCGATATCATGCGGCATTTTTGATAATCTCCAATCTTGGGCGGCCACCATTGGCCGCAACGCTTTCGCGCAGGAAAGCAATGGACTTCTGCACGCCATCATGGCCGTCGCGCCGATCAGATCCCGACCCAACCGGCACCATGTTGAGCGGCTCAATGTATCGATCACCGGCAGAGCCAATCCCGTTCTCATTCTCCCAGCGCAGGATGTCGTTGACGCTCAGCCAGCCCCACTGTCGGCCAATTGCGTAAGCCTCATAACGCGCCTTCAGATCGCCGCGCAGCAAGCTGCGCACGTTAAACTCAAAGAACACATCGTCTTCTTCGATGAGGAACTTGTTCACCGATTGCTCAATCAGCTCCAAAATTGGGCGCAGTGTATCGATGACGAACTCTAGGGATTGATGCTCGATGTTCGAGAATGTGGCTTTGTCGAGGATGCCGACCTTATGGGGCGGCACACCCCAGATCCGAGCCAGGTCGAGCCACAGTTCTTTTCGGGTCTCAAGAAACTGGGCTTCTTCAGAGGTTAGACCCAGCCGCTTTGGCTCAATGCCAAACTCTACAACCGCAGGTCTGTGACGGTTTTTCCCGCCCACCCAGCGCCCGATCGCATCAAGAAACTTTCGCTTATCGCCCTTTTCCTTGAAATTCTGACCCGCAGGCATGGCCCAGACGTAGCTGGGCGTGGCGTCATTGGCGAAGAGGATGTTGGCGTAGCGCTGCAGCGCAATCGCGACTGCCACCGCCTCCTTGCCATCGTCGAGGATAGGCGACGTGCCTTTAATGTCGCTGACCAGCGGCGGTCGCGGGATGTGCCAGACCTCATCCTCGAGCAAAACATGCTCAACGCCGAATTTATCCGTGAAGCGGAACCGTTTGATTTCTTCGACGGTCTCTTCCAGCAAAACAGTGCCCGGCTCGATCCGCTTCAGGCCGACCAGCTCACCGCCTTCATAGAACTTACGAGCGTAAAAATCGCCCGCTGCGCTCAGGTCATCCACGATTGAGTAGATGAACTGCACTGCCGTGTGACGGTTGTTAGGATTGTTCAGCAGCTTGACAACCGGGTGCTCATCGACCCGCTCTGTTTTTCCGGATGAGGTCTTGCGCACCGCCCCGAATTGCAGGCTGGAGACAGACTCGCTCAACACAGAAAGACAATCACGGATCACAGGCACGCGACGGGCGCGCGCAACCGTAACCTCAACACCAATCTCGCTGCGGACGCCTGTGCCACCGAACCAGAAGTCATCCGAAGCGTCACGCATGGATGGGGACTGCGGCTCATCTGAACCGCTGGCGAACATGTCAAATAGTCCCATCAAAAAACCTCATAATCGTCAGGGATCACAACTCCACCGGAGTTCGAAGCCTGCGGGTTCCAGCTCATCAGCTGAACCGTGTTGAACATGGACATAAGTGGGTCGATCTTTGCGGAGCCAGACTGCGCTTTGGTGACGATCACCGCATTGCCGCGCGCCTCAGTCTTGGCGTTCTCGACTGCAAACGTCATGATCCGCTGACCACAGTGGACCAATCTCCCGTTTTTCAGTTTGACCGGAGCGGCCTTGATCGCGGCGTTGAGCTTGTACCCTTGAGAAATCGCAGCCACGTCCTCGATGGTGAAACCCGCCTCGATCAACGCATCGACAATCTTGGCGACCCCTTCCGGGTCCATTCCAATCCCGTCCTGCTCAGGAAATAGGCCGCGATCTCGGACCTGCTGGCAGTATTCAACGATCTCTGGAATGGCCTCATCTTCCAAATTGTCGACCAAGACGAGCTGATCCTCTTTGACCAGCTCCTGAAGTTCCGGTGCAATCTCCTTGCGAAGCTCCAAAACCATTTTGTCAGCCCATGCCTTTGCCCAGAACTGCCAGACCTTGGTTTCTCGATGGCGGCCCATGATGCCAAACCCAAGAAGGTCATCCAATCCGCCACCATCGACACCGGCAACGCAAACGTCAGAGGTCGCCAAGATGTGGTCGAGGTCAATTTTTCGAGCGGCATCGTTCCAGAACAGCGCCCCGACCCACTTGCCAGTCCCCAGACCGATCGAAGGCTCAACATTCAGGTGCTGAGAAATAAACAGAGCGACGGCTTCAGGCCCCTCCCGCTCTGCCTTCCTCAGGTCGTTGACCAGATCCTGCAGGTGAACTGAACGGCCAAGGTTTGGATTCACCAGTGACCACGTCTTCGGGTTTCGCCACTGCTTCTTTTCGATCATCTCGGCGGGGAATTCGTACATCACCGCGAGCATTGGGAGCCGCATTTCACCATCACGCACTGCCCGCGCTGTCTGAAGCTCCTTTTCGAACTGACCTGTCGGTCGCTCTTTCGACTGCGTGGTGATCTGCAGGAAAAAGCCTTCAGGGCGGGACTTCAGCCCGCCGCGCAACTCGATAAAGATCTCCGGAGCTTTGTGCTTGCTGCCAAGAACGTGCGTCTCATCGACAAGGATGTAACAACCCTTCGAACCTGTAACCACATCACCGTCGGCCGACAAAATCATGATAACCGCTTCTGTCGTAAGGTGCTTGATCGTCTTTTGGTGATCCTGGACTTTGAATAGCTTTTTCAGTTTGGGATCGAGGTTGACGATGCCTTTTGCGGTGGTGAACGCAATGCCGGCGATTTTTTGTGTCGGCGCGATCAGGTATAGTTCTGCCTGGGGGCGTTCATTCATGATCGCAGCGGTGACGATGATACCAGCCGAGATCGCTGATTTGCCGTTCTTCTTCGGTACCAGAAGAAAGAACTCGCGCAGCATTCGAACCTTCGTGTCGGGATCGTAGCTGCCAAAGATCACCCGAACGAAATCAAAAACCCAATCCTCGCAAACCTCTCCAAAGGTTGGCGTTCCGATGAGATCCGGAACCTTGAGGCGCTTGAATATACGGAGCGCTTTTTCTGCAGGTCCATCAAACAGTGGAAGATCCGGGATCAGCGACAGACCTTTGCAGATCCGTTCTTCCCAATCGGGAACCGATGTGTCCCATGCGGGATCCAGCTCGAATTCATCATCAAAGTGAAAATCAAGCATCAGTGCATTCCTGCTTCGGGCGTTAAATCATCTCCCCACTCGTCGGTATCCCCGCCCTCCCCTGAAACAAGCCTCTGAGCATCGAGGCGTTCCTGTGCTTTCTTGCCCTCAGGCTCGGGCTTTCGGTTACGCTTGTTCTGGGCCTCAGTGATTTTGCCAGTTGTAAGCATCAGGTCATTCTTCTCGACCATCTGGTTCAGCAGCCGCATCGCGCCGACGTTACCTTTGTTGGCTTGCTCAAGCGCCACCATCAACCGATGAGCATCAAAGCGGTCACGCTGGATCCCCCGCGCTTTCAACTCGGAAAAATAATGCTTTCGCAACGTGGGAAGAGAGCAGTGCAGTGCAGCTGCGATCCTGTCATTCCCCCACCCCATCGCGAGTAACATCATGACTTTGTTGCGATTTTCTTGGGTGGCCACGTGTTTTGGCCGACCACGGCGACCATTGCTCTGTCGAACAGGGTCGCCAAACAGGTCAAATTCTTGCTCTTCCAAGAAAAAAATCTCCGAATGATGGGGTGTCCGGTCGCCGGGGTTTTGCCCTGGTAGGTTTCGTACCCCCCCTCCCTTGGGCGGGGTCAGACGAGGCCGCGCTTCTCGAGACGCTGCTTCTCGCTGTCGTGCCAGCGCTTGCACACCGCCCAGACGTTGTCCGGATCCCAGAACAGCTCTGGATCTCCGCGATGCGGGATCTTGTGGTCAGCGATTGGACTGTTCCAAGCGTTGAGCGCACCAACCAGTAGGACGCCGGTTGCCTGACACGTGTAGTCATCACGCTTGAGGACGTCTTCACGCAGCTGCTTCCAGCGTGCTGTGTCGTACCACCTCTTCCAATGAGGAACCTTGTTCACACGGCAGTGCTTATGGCTCGCATCGCTGCTTTTTGGTTGAAGCTGCATCCGACCACGACTCGGCTGCAGAGGGCTCTTGAACCCTCGACCCTTCAAGCGTCCCATCTAACGCAACATGTCCTTAAGATGTTGAAAGGCCCGGCAGCTACGATCGCTCCGGGCACATTGAAGGCGGGTCACTCTGAGCGTTTTAAACCAGAGCCCGCCGCCCAGCATCCGGGGCGCTGCCGCGTATCGCGCGGGGACCTGCCGGAATAAGGCTATGGGTGTGGACGTTAGTTCCGATGAAATTGCGGAGTCAACCGTTGCGGTGGATCGTAACTAGATCAGCAGTATCGGTGGTCGTTAGCACCTCGCGGCCAAAGAGACTGAAATTGACGCGTGCACCTCCGTTAGCAAGCAACTCGACCACCTCACAGCGATGGCCCGCAAAAGCACCTGAACTGAACAATGCAGCATCACCCCGCTTCACAACCGCGTCTCTGCGCCGCTTACGCTCCGCACTCCTGCGTGACCGGTCAGCCTCTTCGTCTAGCTTGCGCATCGCATGAAGAGAGCGCAGGTCTTTCGGGAGGATCACACCCCAAGATCCGTCCGTCCTGCTAAGTGCGCCATGGACAAACGGACAGGCTGTGACCGCATGTACAATCGCTTCACCTGGGAAACGGGCAAACACGTAGCCCGGCAGATATCGCCGATGGTACTGCCGCGCTTTCCCGGCCCTGCTAGTCTTCTTGGTAGTCACAGGGTGGAACCCATAGACACCTCTGCGTGCCAGCCACGCTTCGGCCTGCTCTTCCTTCTGAGATGCTACGAACAACGCATGCCACCGCGCCGGACCAGGATTGCATAGCACGCTGCCTGCTATTGCCGAACTACCTGTCATGTTCACCCTCATCATCATTTCCACTGCCCTTCTTCGCCCGTTACGCTTTGATTTGAGTGTAACGCCACCGTAGCGGCCTCCGTAACTCACCCAAGACCTTGTTTATTAATATCTTTTTCCAATCAGATAGATCTAAGTAACGGCGTTACGGTGATTTTGTGCGCACCATTCACGCGCCTGCCCGTCAAGGAAGCTCTCCCTGCCGCGTAACACCGTAACTTCACAGACTTTCTTCAAGTATTCCGCAATCTTTTCATCGCATTACCTCCGTTACTTAAGGCGTTACGTTGGCGTTACGTTTGGGAGCAAGCGTAACGCGCCTCCAACGGGTCAACTGGGATTTCCCCCCTCTTTTGAGGCGGTATCCTTGATGTAACCGGGGAGGAATCGCGCGGGCACCACGAGGCCCCTCTTGCTCCGGCCATCCACTCTGACGGGCTTGGGCGTAGGCGCGACTTCAGGCATCGTATCAAGCGCTGCGCGGTGCCCACCGCCACGCCACCGGGTATTGGCAAGCGCCTTGTTCAGCTGCGGATTTTCACCATTCGCAACGAGGAGGTCGCGCTGCCCACGCTCGCCCGGCATGACCCTGAGACCGAGGCGCCCCAGCAGTTTGTTCTGGTACTCCCCGGACTTGATGTCCTGATAGTCCTGAATGGTCTGTATCAGTTCGCTGACAGAGACCATGCCACCGTGATCCTTGTGGATCATCGCTCCGAAGATCCAGGTCAGCAGGCGCTCACCTTCGCCCTCCTCTTCGGCTTCGCGCGTCTCCTCCACCAGCGGCAAAGCGATTTGCAAGGCGCGCTCCATTCGCTCTGGATCCGCCTCCTTGGTCGTCGGATCGACCAGCGGCCTCTCGAACAGCATCAGGTCCCAGCCGGCAAGCAATGCACCCACTGTGTCTCCAGCACGTGCCTGGGCGCCGAGGCTCTGCACCAGGCTGTTGTAGACCCGGAACGTGCTATCCCAACGCTGGGACGCCAGGTTCAGCATGCGCCGCCAAACTCGGGGCCCAAGCTCCTTTGCCTTTCGTTCCAACTTGTCGAGCTCGACGGCATCGCGGGCCGGATCGGAAGACTTTTCTCTAACCTTCAAAGGAAGAACAACAAAACGGGATCGGTCCTGTGGCGTCATCGAGCCCGGAATGATCGAGCCCAGCAGGCCGGCACCGTAGATCTCAAACCGGATCCCAGTGTGGTCGGACGTCCCACGTTCCACTCGCGCACCATGGGCATCAGACATCAGGCGAAAGAGAGCGATCACATCTTCGATGTCGCCGGTCCCGGTACCCTCTGCCTCATCAAAGATCCGTGCGATTGCCATCCGGTTGGTGGTCTGCCTGATCGAGGCCGATGAGCCGCTGCTCTTCACACCCGTAGACATCCCACCAAGCAAAGAGGAAATGACTTCGAGCAAGGTAGTCTTACCGGCGCCGGAGCGCCCGCGAATCCACATATGGCTGCGCCAGCGGGGGTACTGGCCCAGTGCGGCCTGGCCAATCCACCCGATCACGATATCCACTGCATCTGGAGAAACCCAGTTCCAGCCATCGCGGAGCGCCACCCGGATGATATTCATGTCTTCTGCGGTGGCCGCGGCCCTATCAGGGAGGCCCAGCGTCGGCACCGCGGGGTAGAGGTCACTGCCGATCATACGGCCGACGACATCTTCTTCCGGTGAGGTCTCGACAGTTTCTCCTAGATGGACAACCGGGTGGACCGATCCGCCACGCCAAGTCCCGAAATGCCGAACTGGCTTTGAAGGATCATAAAGTGGCATCTCAGCACAAGCCTGCATGAGCTTGTCGGCTGCATTCGCAGGATTGAAATCCGTATCTTTGCGCGAATCCGGCGGCGCGAGATCTTTCAGGTGCCGCTTCGGCATTGTGCTGCCTGCCAACAGAGACACGAGATTGGCGCGCTGGCTTAACGCGCCGGCTGTCAAATCGATACGCTCACCGCGCGCATTGAGAAAATAATACTTCCCAGCCGACATGCCGAGTGGTTGCACAGGAAATCCCTCAGGCAAGATCGAGGACGGTTTTCCGCCTCCCCGCTTATCGCCTCGCCCCGATGAGCGTTTCACCGCACTGGCCTTCGATACCGCTCCTCGAAGCTCCTGAGGTTGCGGCGTGTTATCCATCGGCGCGACGACTTCTTCGTTTTCGAAATCCGCCCGAAGCGGACTATCGTCCTGCGTCATGCCCGCACTCCTTTCGTCATTTGGCTCGTTAAAGCTCTTTTGATTTGCTGAATTCACGTGTGAGAAGCGCCGCTTGAAAGAGGACGTTCCGCCACTCTTTCAGCTCGGCAGACAGCTCAGTGTCGCCTTCGAGGCCCGCCTTTTTCGCCAACTGCCCAGACTGGCCAGATTTCCACGCCAACCAAGTTGAGATCGCCGCAAAATCCTGTGCCTTCAGATCCGGCCGGCGCGCGGAATAGAACTCTTCTGCAGTCTCGCTTGCGTAGTCTGCAACTGCCGCATCAGAGGCGCAGAGGAACTCAATCGTCATGATCTACCCGCACCGCCAACCGTGCCGGAGACCCGAACGATCGACGCTTTCAGCCCTGGTCGGATGTGCATTGCGCGCTTCAATCCACACTCGAGCTTTTCCCTGGTGCCGGCGGCGCTCCCCTCCTGAAGGAAGACCAAGCGCTTTACCCAATGAGGGGGCACAAAACTGGAGGTATCAGTGAGATCGGGGAGACCTGAGTATCGCATGCCCTTTTGCCGCAACATCTTGCCCGACATATTCTTCAGATCAGCACCTGCCCAGAACGCAGCATCCTGCAGTGCATCTGGCCGATCCATATAAGTGAGCAAAGCAGCTTCGATCGAAGCTGACATCACAAGCGTGTCTGCCCGCTTAGGGGTGATGAGAGGGACGAACCCGCCTTTACTGGACCCACGGACAATTTCTGCCGACACAAGCTTATCATTGAGCTGTATCTTCGCCCGATGATGCGGGGGCTGAAGATCAACCCAGATCTGCACCACACCAATGACCTGCCCGCCTTCGTCATGAATCGGAGCTAGGACACAAGGTCCTCGATGCAGCACCTGATACTCACCGCCGGTCTTTTTGACATAAGGGTGATCCAGTCGAAACCTGAGAAGCTCTGGCAGCGGATCCAACTCGATTTTGCAGGCCCGCAAATAGGCACGAACCACGCCACGTTCGCCGGGATAGGAAGTTCGTAGGATCTCCCGCGCACCCGCTATCGCTTGCTTGCGATAGGGGTCACTCGCAGCAACAGACGCCGCAGGCTTCTGAGCGGCATCCATCTCGCCAGATCCACCAATTGGTGTGACAAGATCGAAGGGATCACCAGAATCCACCAAATCCAAACCATCCTTCACGGGTTCACCTTCTGGAACGCCCCGGAGGGATCCGCGCGCTGCAGGAATTTGCGACGATCCGCATCGGACATGATCTCCCAGAAAACCACAAAGAGCCTTTTCCGAGCCGCCTCAGAGAGTTGAGTGCGTTCTAAACGGCGGGTTCCGGCCGCGACGTAGGACTCAAGTTCAGCAGGATGAGCAGTCTCGGCCCAAAACTGGGCGTCCCCCCGCAAATCGCCGAAGGGATCGAGCTGAGGCGATCCGGCGCTGACGTCATCCAACCAGGAGACCAGCAACATCGACACCTTTCGGATATCTTCAGGTCGCACAGCTTGCAGCAACACGCAAAGGTCGACCAATATTGATCCCTGCCGGTGTTCTTCAACCTCGTTCATTGCAACGGCCGTCATGCGCGGTCGCCAATTTCGCCATCCCGGACAGCCTTGTTCAGAAGGGCTTTGAACGACTTGGCAGCCAAGGCGTAATCTGACCACTTTGCGAACTCTGGTTTCTCGCGCATCGCCCCGATCCGATCCCGAACACTGACCAGGTTCACCTTCGAAACGAACGTTTCGAGATCCAGCTGACAGAGTTTCTGATCGTCCCAGAGGACTGACAACCAAGGCTTTAGAATACGTGATTGGTATAAATTCGGATCCTCGGCGCACTTCGATCCACTCAGCGCCTGCAATGCACGAGTAACAACCCAAACGCCGTTCTTCTGCGAGGTGTAGCCCCGGATCAATCCGATGGCGTAGATCTCTCGCGGCTCGCGATTTTTACTGGACTTATTGTAGGTCATCAGCTGACACCCACCGCTATCAACTGCGGCATTGGCAATGCCTGCCCAAACTTCACCAGCCGCAAGCCCCGCTTTGAAAAGGTGAAATGCGGTCACATTGGTGCGCGCGGAGTTGATTGCCGCGAAACAAGCCGCTTGCCTCGCGGGCGGTATGTCAGCCACAAGCGCAGGAACCCGGCGCACACCGATCATCGCAGCGGCATGCACACGGTGCTGCCCATCGATGATTGCAAAGCTACCGATCTCTGAACCGCTGGGTGCGACGGTGATCGGCGTGAACTTCGACCAATCAAACTTACCGGCAATCTTGCGGATCACCCCCCAACCTTTTGCACCAATGGGCCGCTGATACAGATCGTTTACGACCAGATCCGTAACATCCAGCCACCTCAGTTCCGGCTCACCATTCGGAGCCCTGCACTTGACTGGCGGTTGGTCTGACACGTCGATGGGGCGAAGGGTCATCTGTCATCTCCATTTGGTGGAAGATCTGCTTCAAGCTCATCAAAGCGGTGCGCCAAACGGCGCAGTTGCGTGCCCATCCCGCGCTGGACGAAGCCAGTAAACAAAGGACGCAAGAACTTGGCTTCAGTCGCCTCGCCAGCGATCAAAGCAAAGGTCTTGCCGTTTTCAGGGTGATCGCACACCTCAAAGAGGATGTGCCCAACGCGATATTGCTCACGCGCATAGGTTTTGGGATCCGGGTGCCTTGCACGACATTTAACGCTATGCGCGCTCATGACCCGACTCCCCGAAAAAGGGGCACGTGGCGAACAACGCCACCACGTGCCCAAACCCAACAGGGAGTGGTTGAAGTGGGGGCTGCCTGCAGGTCACCTGCCCCTAGATCGGTGTCACACCCAGCGGGGTACATGCCGCTGGAACCTGCTGCAATCCAGCGTGCCAAACGGAGCCGATGCACGCTATAGCTGTAGTTTTTGCGGAAAAATCCCGCACCGTAAGACAATCGTAAGAGCCATCCGGTATGTCGCTCTAATCTATCGCGTGCGGTCAAACAGTCCCCAGTACGCAACGCACGTGCAGCTTGCCCGACGGAAGGAGGCCAGCAATGGAAGATCGACACACCCGCAATACACAGAAAGCACGCAGTAAAATACGCGACGCAAGAAGAGATATGCAGTACGCCACCGTCAAACTTCTGCGGGGCCGAACAGAACAAAGCGCGGAGCACTTTGCCAACGGCTTTAAATCTCTGATGGAAGCTACCGAAGATCTGGCCGACATAATCGATCGCTTGGATGAGCAAGAGGCAAAGTAGATCGCGTCTTGACGTGTGATTGCGCATCACGCCGACCTCGCGAGCTCTAAGTTAATGCATGCAACCTGTGCTTTACGCACATCTCGGTTGCATGCATCGTTCGAGGAGCAAACCAAACGAACAAAAGGACGAAGCATATGAGCGATACCAGCAACCTCGAAGCGCGAGTGAAAAAACTTGAGAGTGTCGTCAAGTACCTGCGCGAGGATCTGGATGATGTCATGGAGCAAGCAAGCTCGGTCCATGCGATTGTTCTGCTGCTGCTGGCCTACAATTCCAAAGGTACGACGCTGACGTTGCAAGAATACTGCAAGGTGGCACCCGAACTCTTTGACTTCAAATTTCCAGAAGGGAAAGAAACCCTTACTGCGATCGAGAAGCATGTCTTCGAGACTTTGCTCGAACTGGATCAAATTCAGGGTCCCCAGGATACACCCTAACAGGGATACCGCTGCGCCTAGCGATATGAGAAGGCCCAGGATCTTCACCATTTGCGATCCGGACGTACATGGCTCGTTTGCCGGGGCTGTACCCTGCAAGGCTAGGATGATCGACCGTAAGCGGTTCCGGAGGTTCACGGTCTTCCTCGCGCCGCGCCATGAGCGCGTCATACTCGACCTCAAAGCGATACCGGAAACTGAACAGGTAGCGGAACCAGTGCCCGAGCATTGGCCGCAGGGCGCGTTTAGACATTGGAAGTCCTCCATAATTATGCGCTGGCCGCCCATCACGCCGCCCTCGCGATTTGGTCAGCGAAATACGCCGCTGCGTTTGGATCGGTTAGAATGACCAGCAATGCGATGTGACTGGTGGGTGCGGTCACCGCCCCCCACCAGTTCAATGCAGTCTGGAACGAGACATCACAGAACAGCGCTATTTCGCGTGGGCTGTTGAACCGGTGGCGAAAGTACTGCGACCATAGCTCAGGCGCGCAAACCTTCAGCGCATACGGGTCAAACTGATTTGACCAAGACTTTGTCGTCACACCCGATTCAGCATTCGGGTATGATAAATCATTGTTTACAATCAGGGTTAGGCGTGGGCGGCTCATTGGGCATCCCCTTCTTGAGCTACATCAGACGGTGGGTTCTCAGCCATGTAGTTCCGCAACCGGTCAACGGTTTGCAGGGTCGGGCTGCTGTCGCCACTTTCCCAACGACGCCACGTGCTGCCATTCCCCGCCTTTGCGCGCTGAATGACAGTTGTTGGCATAACCCCAACACGGGTGGCATAGGCCCGGATTTCAGAAATGAATTCTTCCATGATCACTGGATAGGATCAAACTCCTATCTGCGTCAAGGAGTTTGATCCGATTTCAAATCACCCGCGCCTAGTAGAAAATGCCTACATGGACCAAGACCAAATCACAGAACCCTTTTTACTCAGGTTGCGAGATCGGATTGACTCCGATCCAACACTCACCGCTGCGGGTCTTGCCGTAAGGGCCGGGCTAGACAATTCAGCGATACGTTCGATGTTCAAGAACAACTCCAGTCCTCGCGTCACCACCATGCGAAAGATTTGCGCCGCCCTAGGGACGACGCTTGAGGAGTTCATGAGCAACGCCCAGACCGCAGAAGAACAAGAAATTGTGCGTCTATTTGCTCAGCTACCCGAGCCGCTAAAGCAACAGCTTCTCGGCTATGGACGAGGTCTTGTTGCAGCTTCGGGTCAGTCTCCGAAAGAAGACGATGCAGAAAATGAATGATTTGCTGGTCTGTCAATTTATCGACTCCAATAACCCACCCACAAATCAGCATAATTGAAACACGCCCCACCATATTTCAGGCGGAACGGCGGATTGTAGAGAGCTAGAGACACAGAGGAAACATAATTTGAATCAGACATTTACTACCGCAAAGACGCTCGCCAATGTGATAGAAATTGCAGGCTGGATGGTCTGCATTAGTGCAGTATTGGGCACTGCGTTGATCTGGGGATCTAGCGACAATCCATCAGGAACATCCGCACTAATTTATCTCGGCAGTGGCGCTGTCGGAGCCGCATCCGGACTAGGCTTAGTGCTAGCTGCGCAACTGGTTCAGGCTCAAGTCGCGACTGCTATTAACACTAGACGAATAGTACAGCAGCTCGCACAACCGCCACTCCAAACAGAACGCCCCCACCTCGCACCTATTCACGTTCCTTCAGCAAGCGCGCCTCGCACGCCCTCTCCAGCACCTCTGCCGTCCTATTCATCCGATCCGCACGCTGAAGGACGCTTTCTCAGGATGTATAAGGGCTTTGAACTGCACAAATACTCAGATGGCATCTCTGTAAATGGCGAGGGCAGATATCCAACAATTCTAGAAGCAGAAAAGCGCGCTACAGAACTGGCGGCAAGCGGTCAAGCCAGCTGACAGCTTACGAACAGAACCCTCTCTGATATCCCGCAGACAGCGGAATTTTCTCCCCCTAGACGAAGCACTGGCGATGCCTAAGTCGCCCTGAAACGCACCTGCTTCAGATGATGATTCCACGCTATATAGGAGTTAAATCCTATTTATGATTGACATAGGATTTAACTCCTATATCTTCACCTCCATCAACCGATGGAGGATTGAATGTCGAACCACCCCGTCAAAGACGCCGCTGCGATCCTTCGCAACCCCGAACAGCATGCAAATTCGCCCGAGGTCTTTCACTTCGCTTGGGCGGAGCTGAAGGCGCAACGCGGCCAAATCTATCGCCCGGAAAACCTGCCGGGCTCGATGCATCAGATCATTGATGAAACGTCATTGATGGAACGCGTGCGCAATTATGCCCGCGATCGCGGTTACCCCCTGACAGGTGATCGCTCCGCATGAGCCTCCCCTGCCCGATCACCACATTCGCCGAAACGCTGCTGGCATTATCGCGTGAAGAGCGCCGCGACAGTTTTGCTACGGCCGTGATTGAGGCGGGCGGCGCCTATCCATCCGATATTCCTGATCACACACCGCTTGAGGTCCAGTTGGCGGGGTATTCCGCGCTCGGCGCTGGTGAAGACGCTGCGATCTGCGCTTGGGCTGAAGAAGTCCTCAACAGTTAACCGAACCCGCGCTGCACCCGCCCTGTCACTGTCGGGGCGGTTCACATGTCCCGCAGCGCGCAACTCCCGGCAGGTGGCCCAACACCACTCATGGCAAACCCACTCGCCACCTGCCGGTTTTTTTATTCAAGACACCGCATCCAAAAAGCGCAACGACGCGCGGCAATTGGGAGTACCCGATGACCAAACACACTTCGATCGACGGTATCGGCACCGATCTACAGTATCTGCCTATAAACAAGCTCTATTTGCACGATATGAACCCGCGTCAGAGCACTTCTGATGAAGATGTGGGCGCCATTGCAGAGTCCATTACCATCAATGGCCTGCTGCAGAACCTATTGGGGTACGCGGACCCAAAACGATCGGGAAAAATCGGTATCGTCGCCGGCGGCCGGCGCTTGCGCGGCTTGATGCACTTAAAAGAAACCGGCGCACAATCGTTTGACAGCAAGGCCCCGGACTTTGCCGCGATTCCTGTCAGGGTGACCGATGATGCCTTGCTTGCCCGAGCCTGGGCGGGCACAGAATCCGCCACGCAGAAACCACTACATCCCGCCGACGAGATCCGTGCCTATGCCGCGATGGCCGAGCAAGGCAACTCTGCCGAGATGATCGCCAGAGCCTTTGCCCAGACAGTACGCCACGTGAAGGGACGATTGGCGCTGGCACATCTTCAGCCACAAACAATGGACGCGTTGCGGGAAGGACAGATCTCTCTCGATGTTGCCAAATTACTGACCATAGCCCGCGATGCTGATCAGGAGCTGGAGGTGTTAAGCGGAGCTCTGGACGATCAGGGCGCTTGGTGGGTCAAGCAGCGGCTCACTGACAGCAAGGTGCGAGCCAACAACTACAAGGCCGTCTATGTCGGCACCGATGCCTATGTGGCTGCTGGTGGCCGGTTGCGTGAAGATCTCTTTGATGATGCCGCTTACCTCGATGATCCCGACATCCTCGACCAGCTCTTCGAACAAAAACTCACCGACATCGCCGAGGGCATCAAGGCCCAGTTTGGCTGGAAGTGGGTTGAGACCTGCACCGAGTCCTATGTGCCATACTCAGCCCATTCGGGTTACGATCATATACAGGGCGAGAAGGTCGCCCTGTCCACGAAAGATCAGGACGAGCAAGCCCAACTTGAAGCCAAAGAGTACGACGAAGGCCTGACTGATGTAGAACTCGCGCGTCTGGAAGAGCTGGAGGCAAAGACCAAACGCAGCTGGGGCGAAAAGACCCGTGCGGATTGCGGCATCTTTGTTCATGTCGATACATCGGGAAGATTGAAGATCGACGGGGCGTACAGGGACGCAAAACGCAGTGGTGCAAAAGGGAGCGCCGACACCGCCGATGGCGCGGCGTCCGCACCAAGCCCGAAGCTCACACAGGCTGGAGTCGAAGATATCCGGAGGATCCGGCTTTTAGCCCTGCAGACGGCCACCCTTGGGAAAACCGAGTTGGTGCTGGATCTCTTCGCGTGGCAACTCGAACTTGGATATGCCTGCCACAGCGGTTTGTTCAACGTTACATTGACCGACCCGCAGATCGAACCAGAGGTCGAGGGAGCATGGACCGTCGATGAAGCGCTCACCGACGGCAGCAACCAGAGGCAACTGGGTGGAACACGGGGCGACTATGCCAGCTCCTTCAAGGACTTTCGGGCCAAAGGTAAGAAGCACCGCAACACGGTCCTGACGCGTCACCTGATCCGGGCCATCAATGGCCCAACCATGAACTCAATTGGCATGTCCTTGCTGGCGCCGATGGTCAAACCAGATATCCGGTCAGTCTGGACACCTGATACGCCTACCTATTTCAGCCGGATCGACAAAGGATCCCTTGAGCAAATCTGGAAAGACTTGGTCTCTGATCAATCGGCTGAGGAAGATCCGCTCGCGTTCGACAAGCTGAAAAAGGGTGAAAAGGTCAATCACCTACACCGGCTGTTCAATGACAGCGATTTCCAAAGTGCTTTGAACCTCAGCCAGGCGTCACTCGATAAAATCGCGAGTTGGTTGCCACCCGAACTTAGCACGGAGTCATCGGCATGATGGCCCTTGATCTCGTTACGGCGCAATGCCGGTGCCAGGTCGAATCCGAAGACTAGGGTACACGCACAGCAGGAGACCTGACATGGCGAAAGACTACACCATCAGCGAGATCAGCTTGTTCGGCTCAGTTTCTTGGGCTGCTATGCGGTGTGGTCTCTCGCGTGAAACCTTCAAGAAAAAGAGGTCGCAGATGGAAACAGATGGTTTCCCAAGGCCCGACAAGATCACTGGTACCTATCTAAAAGCTGACGTTGATGCTTGGATAGATCGTCGGCGTCAAGTGCCCGACAGGATCCATAGGGCACACGCTGAGGTACCAGAAGAGGAGTTTAATTTTGATAGGATTTAAACCAGCGTTGTGGGACGGTTCAGACCCACTCTATGCGCCGGGTATCAAATGGAATGTGGGGAAGAACCCAGCAATCCAGTACCCACAATGGAACCCGCCAGCCAAATACAAGAAGGCTGGCTATGCGTATGGGCCGGTGAAACTAGATCCGCCGGGCCGCAAGGATGACGAACACCAGCCCGCCCGTGCACTGCGCTGCCGTGAGCTCACCAAGGAAATGCTCCGTTGGTTTGAGGAGCAGGAAAAGCCCAAGGTGGACCCGTCGACATGGAAATACCTGATCGCTCGGTATCAGATGGATGAATTCTCACCAATCCATGATGTGAAGGCGAATTCCCGAGCGGGATATATAGAACGCCTTCGCCTGCTGGAGGATGTGATCGGTCACACCAAGATTTCGACGATGACTTACGAGTCGATCAAGAAGTTACAGAACGCAATGAAGCAGAAGGGCCGATCGGTTGCCTACATCCATCGCTTCTTTAGCACCCTGCGTATGATCGCCAAGTATGGAAAGGCTCTCCAAATACAACCCGCTCGTGAAGTATCGGAGACACTGAGCGCGATGAAATTTCAGATGAGTCCAGCACGTCAAGTGGCTCCGACCCGTGAACAGGTTTACACCATCATCCATGCGGCGGATGCATCAGGTCTCAAAGCCTTCGCATTAGGTATCATGATCCAATACGAGTTTGCGCTGCGTGCTGTCGATGTGCGCGGCCACTGGCTGCAGACTGACGAACAGGAAGGGGGCATCGTCCTGGATGGCACCCGCTGGCAGGATGGCCTGACATGGGACATGATCGACAACGATCTAACCCGAATGGAAAAGCTGATCTCAAAAACCCGGAAGAGCCTCACTGAGCCCTATATCTTTGACCTCACCGGAACACCGGAGATCCAAGCTCGACTGAGAGAGCTGCGACCCAAAGATGCCGTGGGCCCAGTTATCATCAACCCGCGTTCAGGCTTGCCCTATACCGTGCACGCGTGGGGGAAAACTTGGTCACGATTACGGAACCGAACTGGCCTACCCAGTGAGATCCGAATGATGGATGTTCGGGCAGGTGCTGTCACAGAAGCAAAGAGCCTGGGCGCAGATCCCTACATGCTCCGCGATGCCGCTCAGCACAAAGATGTGATGACCACGAGCCGCTACTCTCGGGCGCGGTCAGATGCAGCAAACAATGTTGTGAAGTTGCGTCAGTCAAGAAGCTGAAAAAGAACCATCCTAGAACACTTTGATACTACACTAGTTCTACACCAATTCGACACCTAGATAGGCGAAGCAGATAAAGGTCTGACTTTCTGGACTTTATCCAAAAAATGCGTTTCACAAGCGACAGAACGTTAAATGGTAGCCGTAACACATTTGACAGGCGCAGCGCCGCCCCGACCTATCAAGGATACGCATGGCTTATTCGTCGACTTATATTTACGCCCCGCTGAAATGGATCAGCGCCGGGCTGATTTCTCTGGCTTTATCCGCGAGTGCGTCTGCCCAACCGATGCCCGGCGGTGATCGCGGCCCCATACCGGCTGGGGTGATCACACTCCGCGAGGCACAGGTGCCTTTCTCGGTAACGCTGCCCGGACGCGCTATCGCCTATGAAGAGGTCAATATCCGCCCGCGCGTCGACGGCACTATTAGCGAAATACCCTATGAAGCCGGGCGCAAGGTCGAAAAAGGCGATGTTCTGTTTCGCATTGAAGGTGACACCTTTGAGGTAGACGTCGCCGCAGCCGAGGCCGAAGTCGCGCGCGCAGAGGCCGCCGTCACCGCAGCCGAGGCCACATTATCTCGCTATGAGCGCCTGCAGGGAACAGGCGTGACCATTGAGGACGTGGAAAACGCCCGCGTGACGGTGCTGCAGAACAAGGCGGAGCTGAGCTCGGCAAACGCAAAACTCAAACTGGCTCGACTGAATCTGGAACGGACCGAGATCCGCAGCCCGATCACGGGCATTGTCGCGGTTCCCGAAGTTTCCGTTGGGGCCGTGGTCACAGCTAATCAGGCTAATGCGCTCACCACGGTGACCCGTCTCGATCCGATCTACATCGATGTTGAGGAATCCAGTAAACGCCTCGCAGAGGTTCGCGCGTTGATGGAAGGTGGCACGCTGCAACGGGGCGAAGGGCTGGATCTGACGCTCACGCTGGAGAACGGCGTCCAATACGATCAAAAGGGCACGCTTGAGTCACCCGGTACGCGCGTCTCCACCACAACCGGCAGCTTTGAGTTCCGCATCCGTTTTGACAATCCGGAGCGACATATTCTGCCGGGGCAATTCCTGCGCGTCGAAATCGAGCTTGGCACGACACGCGCCGTTATGGTGCCCCAAGGGGCCACCTCGCGGGCTGCAGACGGCACGCTCACCGCTTTTGTGGCCGTTGATGGCAAGGCGGAGCAACGCGAGCTGACCGAACACGGAAGTTATCAAAACGCGTGGATCGTCACCGACGGCATCGCCCCAGGCGAAGCCCTGATCGTCGATGGATTAATGGCCATGCGTGATGGAGCAGACATTCAGCCCGTCAGCGTGGAAATATCTGAAAATGGCGTCGTCACGGATGCCAAAGATGCCAGCAGCGACGAGAGCTAA